CTAAGTAGATGGCCTTAGAAACTGGAACGTACATCAACAGTCTCAACGCAGCCAACCCTGCGGCGACTGACGGCCTATCGCAGGCCGACGATCATCTGAGGCTCATCAAGAGCACCATCAAGGCTACACTCCCGAACCTCGATGCAGCCGTCACGGCCACCGAAGACGACCTAAACATACTCACAGGAGCATCAGCAGCAGGTGTCTCTGCGGCAGAGCTACAGCACGTCAATGGCGTGACATCAGCCATACAGACGCAGTTGAACACATTGACCACGTCTGTCAGCGCTGCAGTCCACTCTGGAGCCATCATCTTGTGGTCTGGCGCAACCTCAGCCATCCCTAGCGGCTATGTGCTCTGCAACGGCAGCAACAGTACACCTGACCTACGCGGCAGGTTCGTCATCGGTGCCCAAGGTGACAGCGGCAACACCTACGACGTCGGTGATACTGGTGGGTCCGCAACGCATACACTCACGACTGCCGAGATGCCGTCGCACACCCACACGGCCACCTCGACGGTTACTGACCCCGGTCACAGCCACGTCCTGCCGTATGGCGACTCTGGTGGCGAAAGCGACGGTTGGGACGGCAACGGTAACAGCAGTACAACCAACAGCGCCACCACAGGAATTACTGTCGCAACCACCAATGCATCCACAGGTGGCGGCGGTGCACACGAGAACAGGCCGCCGTACTACGCCCTCTGCTACATCATGAAGACCTGATAGCCCTCACATGCCATTACTCCCAGTCCGTCAGTTAGGTAGCGCAGGCGTAGTTACAGACCTCGATCCGTTTAACCTGCCTATCAACGGCTTCACACGCGCGAAGAACGTCCGCTTTACTCAGGACGGCAACGTAGAGCGCTCCCCAGTATTCCGTGACGTCTCAGGCGGTGACTTGTCGTCATCATTAGACGGCAACCCTGCGCACATCACAGGCGTCTTCGGCGGCTCTTCAGGCTACGACAGTGTGACCCTCGTGACTGACGTCTACCATGTGTACACGTTCAGCAACGGCGCTTTGACATCTAACGTCGACTTTGCGACCTCAGCCTCTACGGTGCCTTTCACGTCGACAACTTTAGCTGACGTCCAGTATATCAACAGGCCTGACCGCGTGCCTGTCTTCTTGGGTCCCTCTGGCACTACCTTCGCCAACCTAACGAATTGGCCGTCGACGCACCGCTGTGTCTCCTTGAGGTCATACGGTGACTTCCTGATTGCACTAGGGTTGACCGAGGGCAGCAGCAGCTATCCTAATCGTGTTCGTTTTAGTGACATCGCCTTGGCAAACAGCGTGCCAAGCAGTTGGGATGCCACTGACGCCACCAAGAGTTCAGGCTTTAACGACCTCGTCCAGATGGACACGCCGATTGTCGATGGTGCCACCCTCGGCACCAACTTCGTCATCTACAGCAGCGACAGTGTGTATAACATGGAGTTCGTCGGCGGCACCTTTATATTTAACTTCCGCAAGCTCTTTGATGACTGCGGTGTGATCAGCCAGAACTGTGTTGTCGAGGTCGAGGGCAAGCACTTTGTGTTCGACAATGACGACATCTACGTCCACGACGGTAACACACGCCAGTCCATCTGTGATCAGCGCGTGCGTGACTATGTGTTTGCATCAGGCTTAGACACCTCGAAAAGCTCTGCCTGCTTTGTGCATCACAACGCTGCACTAGAAGAGGTATACTTCTGCTATCACACAGGTGACGACATGGTCACCCTAGAGGACGCCAGTCACTGCAACCGGGCAGCCGTGTATAACTACAAGGCAAACACTTGGTCGTTCATCGATCTGCCTAACGCCGTCGCAGGCACCACAGCCAACGTCAACACTGTGTCGACCTACGCCGCTGCGAGTACAACTTACGCCAACACAGGCGGCTCCTATCATGACCAAGAGAGCTCCTTTGGTCGTCACAACATCTTCTTCTCGAAGACTGTCGCCAACGGCCTGCCCTCATGTGACAAGCTGCTAGCCATGGACGGCGCTACAGTTGGTGCCATTGCTGCACCTATAGACACCGCCGCCACCCAAAGCATCTTCTTGGAGCGCAAAGGCATAGACCTCGATCAGGAAGCAGGCAGCCCCCTCAGTGGCTACAAGGTGCTCAGAGGGTTCTACCCACAGGTCACCACGGATGACAGCAGCAGCAGCACACTCACGTTTACTTTTGGTGCCAGTGACTTGCCTTCTGGTGTTCCATCTTATGGTTCTGCAGTTACCTATGATATGTCTACCGACCATAAAGTCGACACACGGAGCAGTGGCAGATACCTCAGCTACAAGCTCACAGACGCTGCCACAGACAAGGACTTTAAGTTCTCAGGCATGGACATTGATGTCGTCATCACAGGCAAGAGGTAGCACCCACGATGTCATCAACTTTAAGCGACAAACAGAACACGCTTGTGTTCCCTTATGTAAGACGCCAGATGCCGTCCCTAGAAGACAGCCTAAAGCTATATCTCAGAGACGAGCTTCAGGCCATCGAGAAGTCTATACAGACGCTTGCAGATGCATCAATACAGGTGGCTGATGCAGCCCCTAGCAGCCCTCGGAAGGGCATGGTGCGCTACGCTGTGTCTCCATGGGACCCCCTCAGCAACGGCTTCAGTGGCCTTGTCGTCTACAATGGCACCGCTTGGGCCGCAGTTTAACAGATGTTATTAGTTAAGACTGACCTGAGCATTCGGTCGTCCATCATGGCAATGCAAGAGTTGCTAATGGAAGGCGTTGAGCAGGGCGAGATTACTGACGACAGCGACCAAACAGAGCTTGAGCACTTCTTTACGCCTCTAGATGAGGACTACGGATGCTCAACATACGCACGTCAGTTGTACATGCCAAAGGGCATGGTTGTCGTTGGAAAGCTTCACAAGAAGCCTCACCTGACATTCCTAATGTCTGGCACTGTTTTAGTCGTATCAGAAAACGGCGGTAAGCAAAGGCTGCAGGGGCCCACCACGTTTGTGTCGCCTGCAGGTGTAAAGCGCGTGTTTTACATTGAAGAGGACACCATTTTAACGACGGTGCACCTAACGAAAGAAACAAAAGAAGACGACCTAGACAAGGTCGAAGAAGAGGTCATCAGCCCAACCTACGAGGCTATGGGACTAGAAGAGCCCGACATGAGGCGCTTCAACGAAGTCTTAGAAGACCTCTCACCTAACAATAATAATAAAAACAACAAGGGTAGATAAACATGTCTTGGATCATGATTGGTTCTGCTGTTATCGGCGCAGGCGGTAGCTATCTAGGCGCAAAAGAGCAGTCGAAGGCTCAAGATAAAGCCAACGCAGCTAACATGGCAGGCTTCAATCAGTACAAGCCTTTCGTCGACGCAGGCCTCTCAGGTGGTCAAGGTGCATTCAACAACGCGGTGAACGCAGGTTACTACCAAGGCCCAACCCTAGCAGGCCCTAACGCCTTCCAGACTGGCACTGCGAACACCATGGGCGGCTACAGTCCAAGCGTGATGAACACTGGGTTCAACATGATGAACACTGGTGCAGGCTTCGGTCAGAACTATCAGAACCTCTACGATCAGACCCAAGAGGACCGCCTCGGTAATGCCATAGGGTACGCCAACGAGAACGCAGGCGCTCTGACGGACAGCATCATGAGTGACGCACGTCGCAACACTCAGCTAGCCATGCAGGGCAACAACATGTCTGCGTCTGGCACAGGCAACGCCAACTCAAGCCGCGCAGGTATTGCAGACGCAGCACTTCAGGGCGACTTGGCACGTCGTACAGCAGCCACAGGCGCTCAGGTGCGTGACCAGATGATTGACCGCTCGTTGAACCAACAGGGCCGCCAGTTTGCTGATGCCATGTCAGCCAACCAAGGTATGCAAGGTGCCTTCACCACAGGCATGGGTGCCATGGGAACAGGCGGTGACTTCGGTATGAACGCAGGCAGCTTCCTACAGCAGCAAGAGCAAGCCAAGATGCTTGACGACAGAGCACGCTTCGAGGGCAACAGAGACTTCGCGTATAACCGCTACAAAGACTACATGAGCGGTATGCTTGGCCGAGCTCCGTCGACAGCTAACCAGTACCAAGCGAACACCGTCAGCCCCGGCGCTGCTGCAGTCTTCGGCGGTATGCAAGGGTTTGGCTTCGGTCAGCAGTACGGTCAGCAGATACAGAATAAGCTCCCGACAAACATGGGCGGCTACGGCAGCTACGGCGGTGGCGCTC